TCCCATGTGTAGTCCTCGAATTGAGCGTGGACGATTGCCCCGATTCGGTAGGTCGCCAGTGCCCCCGTGTCGAATGCTCCGGTCTGTAGTTTCGCCTGTGTCCCCGGCGTGGTTATCTCGTATGTCCGAACTGCTGTCAGTGTCATGTTGCTCGGTGTGGAGCCGCTCCAGTTGCTGGCGCTGAAGTTTTTTATCTGAGTAGTGCCACCAGTCCAGGCCGCCAGCGAGTTCGCCTCAGTGGCGATGGCTACGCTTCCGAAATTCCCCGCACTCGTAACCCCTCGCACCATGTACTTCTCGGTCAGCCCGCTCGAGAGTGTCGGACACCATTCCCCGGTTACCAGTTTCCGATCATTGGTGGTTCCCACTGCCTGGCTCCCCACCCAATCGAGACCACGCCGCACCTCGAACCTGTCCACGGTCTGGCTCGGCGAGTCCCATGAGATCTCGAGCAGGTCATCGTCCTGTGTGAGCGTCACGCCTGTAGGCGCATCTGGGATTGTTCGCATCCCTGAAGCCACGAAGGTGATCGGCGTGGTCGCTGTCGGCTGGAGTTGTGCGCCAGTTGGCGACACCGCTGTAACTGCGATCTGCTGCGAGACTCCAGCGGCGAATGGCAATGTCACCTGGCTGGCGGGCCAGGCCACCGTCATCTGCAATGAATACCTCGCCGCAGAGTTCGCTCGAGTCCAGACCAGGGCACTGCCGATCGCCGTGTCATCGGGATACTGCCAGGAGATGGCCGCCTGGATCTCCTCGGTGCGTAACTCCACGGCGGTCAGGTACAGGACTTCCCCCGGAGTGCTGTCAGGGTCGAGGATGTCCACGAAGGTCGAGGCCGCCGCCACGATGCCATCATCGTGAATGTCGGGCGAGTAAACCATCCCCTCGATCTTCCGGCTGAGATCCCCGGTCGTGGTGATGGTCGAGATCACGATCTCCTTGCTGTGCGTTTCGTATGGCCCGAGCGTGTACAGATCTCCGGCTGCGGGCTGCACGGTCCAGGGCGCACTCACGGACAGCGATGCCCCGGCTGCATACGCCCCTGCGGCGCTTGAGACCGTCCTGGTCTCCCTCGAATCATCCCCACCACTGCGAATCAGGATGGTGTAGTCCGTGCCCGCCTCGAGGACCACAGCCCTGTCCAGGGTGATGGATGAAGAACCGCCGCCAGTGGCCCGGCCACCTTCTCCCCACCTCGGGATGTCGTGCTGGATTTGCACGAGGTCGCCAGGCTCGCAAGCCACCGCATCGATGTCTGCATCGAAGGTCACCACCTCGCCGAGTTTCTCGATGTTCATTCTGAATCTCGCCTCCCTGAGGGCTTGCGATTCCCTGGTCACCCCTGGTAGCTCGAGCCGAATGACTCGCTGCGGGAGGAGCGCCGCCACCGCATCCGGGTCATCGATCCCGACCACATCGACCTGATAATTGTTCGAGGCGTTCAGGAACTGCACATCGACTCGGGTGGGCCGCTCGAGGCGGCTCGTATATGACTGGCTCCAGGATCCGCTGATGATGTTTCCCATGTTGAACATCTGCGAGGGTGTCCGGCTCCGCTCGAATTTCACCTTGATCAACTCGCCGACAGTGAAGAGCGTGGCCCGAGCAGTGGCGCACACGGTCAGGGCGGCTTCCCAGGCCGACACGCTGCCGTCGAATACGCCATCCCAGATCGCTCGCTTCTCGCTTCCACCTTGCCCATCGTCCACCAGTTCATCGCACCAATCGGCCCAGTCCTTGAATGACTGTAGATCGATGTTCGTGGAGTCCACCCAGTTCCCGATGCCGTATCGATTGTTCGTCAGTAGGTCGTACACGATCCAGGCCGGATTGTCGTAGGGTGACGCATCGATGAAGAATGGAGTGGTCAGGCTTATCCCATCCCACTTGGTGAATTTGCGCCCTGTCACCTTCGTGATGACATTTGGAACTGCCGAGCCGTTGATGCTGCTGTCGCTGTCGATCTGCAATCGCACGATTGCCATGTTCGGGTAGGTGTAGACCTGATTCTGGATCTCCACCACGCTGTCCAGGCGTGTCCGGTATCCGTCGATGTCCTCGTCCACGCTTTCATGGTTCAACTCGAAGAGGTAGGTGCCCCTGTCGGCGAGTAATCCCGGAGCAGTCATGGCGACATCGATGCTGTAAAGGAATGGCCCCACCTGCTCGGCGGTGATGACCACTGGAGTCGTCACGCTCCACACGATGATCGGGTTCTCGTCGATGTCCACCTCGCTGGTGTTTCTGTATCTGTACCCGAGCGTCACGGTGCGAGCGACCACGCCGCTGGTGCCTGAGGTGTACAGCCCTTCAGGGAATAGAACATTGATCCGCACCTTGTCCACATCCGTGGTGGTCGTGTACGAAATCGGAGCGCCAGGTGATTCCCCACCGTCAACATCTCCGCCGCTTACCCCGGACGATGTGCAATTCGTCATCGTCAGTACAGCCGTCCCTGTTCCCCATCTGGTGGTGATGGTTCCACTCGTCAGAACCTCATCCAGATTTGAATCCGCTGATACCGAGTGAACACGAATCCACGGGGGTGACCAACTCCCCTGGAGGACCACCGCTGTGCCTGTGATGCCATTCGATCCCGTGACCAATGCGCCGACTTGTGCATTTGATTGTGGCGACAATGTGCCAGAGATCTCGTACCAGGGCGATGTGATGAACCCCCCAGGCGGCAGGTCAATGCCCACCGTCTGCGTGGTGCGTGTGCCGTCACTCGCCAGGGCTGTCTGCGTGTTTGTTCCCAGGTTGCTGGTAACAGTGGCGAGACCAGCCGCATCATTCCCATTGATCGTGATGCTGTTGATCGCTGAGATCTCGCCCTCGCAAAGTCCGATGGTCAGGTCGAGCGATGACCCGTATGGATTCCCTGACGATGCCGGGTTGTTCCCGATCAGGTCCATCTCCAGAACATTCCCAGCGATCGGATGCGTGCCGTATGCGATCTTGATTGGTAGTCCGGCGGCGGCTGTCTGCTGTAGATTCTGGAATGTATAAGTGCTTGATGATGGACTATCGAATCCCTGGACCTCGGGCACGCCGAGGATCTTGCTGGCGACATAGTTAGTGCCCAACGAGATGGCGATCCACTTGAGGGCTTTCAGGAACCATGTCCCGATCGTGGCCCAGTCCGCAGGTAGCGGAGTGAAGATCGCCTGACTGCCATCTTTAACTTCATGGGCTGACCAGTCCGCCGGGCGGATGGTCTTCCCGTTATGGATACACGCCCAGGATGCACCATCGGCGGTGTCGCTCGGAGCGATCTGCTCGATGGTGGTGCCAACCTCCACCAGTTCTGCCTGGCGGCTGGCCCATCGCAGCGGGAACAATGAATCGAGGCGGCAAACTTCTATTCGATCCATGTGATCACCTCCACGGTCTGCTGCGCAACTTTCTGATAGGGCAACACATGAACACCGATGGCTCGAGTGGATTGAATGATGATGTTCTTCCCGATGTGTACGGCGACATGCGTGGCTCGAGGATTCTCGCTGTGGGGATTCCGCATGATCAACAGGTCGCCCGGCTTCCGTGGTGCATCTTCAACATGGCATTCGTACTGACTGAGGATGCTCGGATCCACTTCCCCCGGCGTGTACTTCCGCATCCACTGACTGGCGATGTCGAAATCCAATGGGAACTCCAGACGGGTCAGCACCTCGAGCGCCAGGCCGAAACAATCGTATGCCTCCGGTCCGACTCCGCCGAGTTCGTAGGGCTTGCCGATCAGGTCATCCCATGATCCAGGTCCCATCAGATTCTCCTCCTCGGTATTCCAGGGAAGCCGCCGAACCGGGCGGCGTTGTTGTGGACTTCGCAGCCGTTCGAGCCTTCGAGGGTCTTGTCGCAAGCCGTGCCTGATCCTGTTCCACCAGTGGCAATGACCCATCCGCACTCGCCGGATGCAAATGCCCATCGGCATCGGTGCCTGTAGTATGTCTGATGTGGGAGGTCCACCTCGAAGAATGGATGATGGCTCAGTCGGAAATTGACGGCCTCCTCGGTGACGCTTACTTCCCTGATCATCAGGGTGGATTCGATGGTGGCGCTGCTTGATGCCAGGTTCGACTGGTGAACGATTCGCATGACCACTTTCCTGTCGAGTAGACCGCCGTGGCTTTCCAGGTAGGCCGAGATCATCCGGTCCTGGTTGCTCACCACGACATTGATGTATGGAAGGTCTCCGGCGCTGGTCTCCTCGATCTGCTCGAACCCGATGGGAAATGGCGAGTACACATTGCTGGCGAAGGTGATGGCCTGTTCATTGTTGACCAGGCGGAACACCTCTGTGTCGGTGACATGGACCTCGAACAGGACCAGCCACGCCTCATCATCGTTGATGGCGTTCTTCGCTGTTTTGAGATCTGGATGAAGATCACGCACCACTGAGAACCTCCATCAACTGGCATCGGATCTCGAATGCCCCAGGAGCCAGCATCTCGATCTCGAGCGGGCTGACCAGGGCGGCGATCGATGTGGCTGCATCCCCTGGCGCTGTCCAGGTGAACGCCTCCTCACCGCCATCCCTGTCCTCGAAGAACTGCACGAGCGTGTCCCGCTCCGCCTCGGTGAGTACCCATCTCACATCGTAGGATCGACGGGCGGCTGTACCGAGCGGCCTCGAGTGCGTGTACGGGAACTCGAAATCTGCCCGGTGAACCCGCAATGTGTGGCTTGTTTTCGTAGTCCGCTCGACTGTGAATGGAAGAGTTCCCTGGCTCGACCCTTCGCCCGCAACTGTCAGCGGCACCAGTGCCACACCCTGGGCTGCTGGGAAGTGGGTGACGGCTCCGAACTCGTTCGTGTCTCGAGTGAGATGGACGGTCCCCATCCCGAGCGGCCAGTCTGTTCCAGGCTCGTACCTCCACTCGATGGCAAGGTATCGACCTTGTGGATCGCTGAGTAGTTCCGGAACATTTTGAACGGGAAAGTACACGCCGGAGAATAGCGCAGATGTTGATCCACTCGGTGCGGTGTTCGTGGCTGCCACTCGAGCCTTCACGCTTCCGCCGCCATTATTTAGCAGCCCTGTGAATGCTCCGCCCTGAGTGATTCCGAACTGATGCCAGTATTGATCATCCGCTCCGCTGTCGGCTGTCGAAGACAAGCCATCTGAGTAGTACGAGATCGTGCTGTTCAGGTTCGGCGATGCCCAGTAGGTAGAGGCCAGCGTGCCAGGTGTGACGAATGAATCAGAGGCGAGGGAGCGGTGCCACCACATCTCGATCGTAGGGTCAGCGATCCCGGAGGAGTTCAGCCGACCGAACTGATACGAGTTGGTGGCGATCGTGTCGTCGTGCCGTGCCACCCCTGTCACCGTCTGCACCTGCGTGGTGGTTCCATCGTCAACGACAAGATTGATGGCACCCGTGCCCGTGGTATTGAACTCCCGAAGCAGCCTACAGTAGAACGGAGACGGGACAGCGCCAGGCGCACCTGTTTGGCTGATCGGCACGGCCACCTGATCGAATGTGACGGTGGTGGTGGAGGACTGCACGAACTGGAATCGCCAGGCTCCGCCCGTGTATGCGATCTGGAAGATCCCCCTCGAGGGTGTCTGGTTGTCGTTGCCGAGGTACTTGACCCTGGAGATGTCCACGGTATCGGTGAGCAGCCCGATGAACTCTTCCCAATGGGTTCCATGTCCGATCTTATGGCTGGCGGCGAGGTATCCGTCCTGGACCCTGACCCCTCGATTGCCGATGGAGTTGTTGAATGATCCGGTGAACCCGCCGGAGGTGATCCCCTGTGCCAGGTTATGGAATGGCGTGGAAATCGAGACCGCCCCGGAAACTGTCGGCAGTGCTGGCGGCTCGTCAACTCGCTGATTCAGTAGCAGGTATGCGCCCGCTGTTGCCAGCACCGGAGAGTCTCCTGCGGAGTCCTGGAGGGACTCGAAGAATGCCGAGGGTAATGAGACCGAAGCCATCAGCGCATGTCCCTACGGGTGGCCCTGGCGTTCCTCACTGCTCCCTCGATCGCTCGGCGACCAGCGGCACTGGTGAGCATTCGCTCGACGCTCGGGCCATCGACGGCGCTGATGTTGATGTTGATGGTTTCCGATCCCCGGCCAGAGCCTCGGAAGTCCACCGGGATGGATCGGCCATTCGGTAGCGGGACAACGGCCTCGCTCTGACCGCCCTCACCAATCATCGCCAGTGTTGGATTGTTGACGATCCCGCCGTGTGCGAACTTTTCTGGCCCGGCCCCATGTCCCCAGTCAACCCAGCCGCCGCCACCGCCGCCGCCAGAGCCACCACCGCCACCGGAGAAGCCAGCAGAGAGGAGGAGTTCGGCGAACTGTTGGACAACTTTCTTCGACATCAGCCTGTTGATCTCGCTGAGTACCGAGCGCAGGAATGATTTGAATGCCTCCTCGCCTTGATCGGTTCCCGCTGCGACACTATCGAAGAATCTGGCGAGCGAGTCCTCGGCGATTTTCACCACCCGCTCCCCGAGGGCCTTGAATGTTTGCTCCAGTGTTTTCACGGGCTTGATGGCACCTTCGATCCCGCCCTTGAAACTCGCCCAGGCCACCTTTGAATTCTCCCAGAACACCACCAGCGAATCGTACCATCGCTCGGTTTCTACGGTGCCCCCTTCGAGATTCTCGAGGGTCTTCCCGGTCTGCTCGACCAGGGCGACCAGCGCCTCTGGTGCCTTTTCGCCGAGGGCTGCGAGTTCCTTTTCCAGTTTCTTCAGTTCCCTGGATGCGCTCGCAATCTCATCTGCATTCCAGTCGATGTCTGTCACTCCAAGGGCTGCGGACTGTATGCCCTCCACGATTTCAACGATCCTCACCGATTGCTTTTCCCAGTCCATCCGCTCGCTGAGATCCCTGAGTAGTTCATGCGATGTCGGCCCGGCGATCAGTGGCGTGTCCTTATCCCCCTCGGATAACTTGGTCGCTCCAGTGGTCCGGATGAGGTTTTCACGCTCCGTCTCGATTGCCATTCGCTCCTTCTTCAGCATGGCTCTGGTCTTGAACAGCACCTGCAATTCGACCTTTAGCGCATCGATCTCTGATTGCGGCAGCATCCGCTCGACTAGGCCAGGAACCAATGATGGATCATCTCGATCCGCTCCTGTCCTCCTGGCGCTTTCGATCAGGCTATCGAGATCAAGGTTCCTTGCAATCGCACCCTGGACCACTAGCAACCTGTTCGCCATCTCTTCACGAGATGCCATGAGTTTGTCCAGGCGGGTGTTTGACTTATCCACCTCGGTCTCGATGAACATCCCCACGCCAGGGATATCGGAAAACGCATCGATCCAATCCTGCACACCGCTGGCGAGTTGTCCCCACACGAATCGTATGCCCTCGACAGCCAGCAGGAATGAGTTCAGCATGAACATGAATCCATTGGTCAGTGTTTGTAACACTGGCAGCACCAGCAGGAATGCCTTCCGGAACTCCAGCCCGGCGATCCCCGCCCTGATTCTGAGTTCATCCATCCGGGCGATGAGGCCATCGAGGTGGTTCCCGAGGCCATCGAATGCTGTATCGGCGAAGTCCATCGCCAGTATTTTCATCAGGCTCGTGAACTTGTCGAGCGTGACGGCGAGCGTGCCCTGCATCAGTTCATAGGATGTATCGAGTTCGTCGAGCAGCCCCCGCTGTTCGGTCAGCATCTCATTGAAGATCCGGCCCTCGTCGCTTGAGAGTTTCAATGCCCCACGATAGCCTCGCTGGTCTGCGAACACCTGGGAAAATGGAACACCGATGCGGAGTGCTTCCTCTCGGATGTCCACGATAGTCTGGCCGAAGTTTCTGCCCGCCAGCATACTCTCGGAGAACTCGATCCCCAGCGAGCGAAGCACCTTCTGCATTCCCTCGGTCGGCGTGATGAATGCTTTCATCGTGCCAGCCAATTCGGTCGTCGCCTCTTCAGTACTGCCAGCCGTTCTTGTGATCAACGACAGCGACACCAGCATCTGGTCAACATCGACATGGGCCGCCTCGAAGGATGCCCCGACCTTGCCAACATTGTTGGCGATCTCCTCGAGGGTCGTTTTCCCCTGGACCTGTGCAGCGAACAATGACTGCGCCAGAGCGTTGATGCCATCTGCACCACTGACTCCGAATGAGTTGGCGACCACCGCCAGGCCGCTGACAGTTGCCGATAGGTCTGCTGATCCAGCGACTGCGAGCCGGGTGGCGATGTTCAAGGTTTCCATCGCATCGCTGGCCTTCGTTCCAGCACTGATGACATTGAACAAGCCATCGGCCAGTTTCTCGGGAGCGATGCCGGATTCGACTGACAACTGCTGGACCTGTTCGGTGAACCCCTCGAGGCTGTCCCGTGCCTCTTTCCCGAGCGTGCCGACCTTCGCCATCTCCCTGTTGAACTCTGCCGGACCACGGACCAGCGCCTGGAACCCGCCGAGGACTGCGAGCAGCGCCACCGCCTGAGTTCTGGCACCAGCCATCATGCTTCGCATCGCACGCCCGGCTCGGATGGTCTGCGTCCTGATCGTGGCGAGACTCCTGCGGACCGCAGTGAATGCGGGTTTCGTCAGGTTCTTCGCCATGAGTCGGATGTTCAGCAGTGCGGAACTAGCCATCGGCATTCTCAATCGTCTGGATCTCGCCGACCACTACAGCATGAGCATCAAGGAATGATTGCGACTGGTCGAGGATGCCACCAGCCACTGGCCAATGGCCATCCCTGGCGTGAGCCACATACCTGATGACGGTCGAGATGTATGGGTCGATGAATTTACGAGGGCATCGCTTCAGGCCGATCGTGCCTGTGCCATTGCATCTGGTGCAGTCCTGCCAGCGGCCACACCCGCAGGGATACCGATCGAGATCGTGCGGCGTGTCGGTGTCGCATCCCCAGTCGGCTCGGAACCGCTCGGCGGATTCCGTCCCCTGGGAACATATCGAACAGTCCATCGGGTAGAGTCCCATCGCCATCCTAGTTCCTATGATCAGTTTCCCTGGTCGCCGCCAGTCAACCCCGACAGCGATGCGATGAACTCAAAGACCTTCACCGCTACATCGACAGGTAACGCATCGAGGTTCTCGCCACTACATGGAAGGGCTGCGCCTTCGCCAGTGGTCACGCCGTCCCAACTCTTTACACACTTATGCAGAACCTGATACACGCCATCGGCATTGGTCTCGACATTCGATAGCGTCTGTGACAGGCCCAAGACTTGCCGACCAGTAAGCGACACCACCGAGAATGTAGCACCCTCCACATCGACGGTATGCTGCTGGGTCGGGTCGATTACAATCCCCACTACAGGCACACAATCTGTAGGTCGTCATCGCCCAGGGTGGACTCATTCATCGCCAGGTCGATCGACACTGTAGCGATGCCATTGCGGTCGCCTGGGCTGACTCCCGTGTACTGCGCTTGCGGTGCCATGATCTTGAAACTGTTCCCGACATCCGATCCCACTGTGAACTTCATCATTCCCTCAGTGTTCGCATCGAGTCGCCCGAACCAGTCATGATTGCCCGTTCCCGTCACCACTGTCATCTCGGGATCAATGGATCCTTGCACCTGTCGATTGACGATCTGCGTGGACACCACGCCGCTGGCGGTGTTCATGCTGCGCCTGACTTGTAGATCGTTGTTCGTGTTCACTTCGATGTTATCCACCACTGCGGCGAATCCGCCACCGACTGAGAACAATGCGCTGAGTAGCGGCTCTGGTGTCGTCGTCGGGTAGGCCACGCCATTCAGCAATGGGCCATTCGCCGTGGCGACTTTCGGGCCAGTGAATTCAAACATGGCTTGTACGGGCTGCCCGGTGGATGCCCTGAGCGTGACATTCCCACGGGCACCGATGATCCTGTGGCGCACGCCGTCATTCAGTAGATCGACCGAAGAGGATGGTGCCGAGGTAGTGGAGTATGTGCTGGTGGTGGAGTAAACGAATCCCACTGGCCCCGTGATGGTTCGACCTGATAGCGCCATCCCCGCCCCGGATGTGCCCCCCACGATATCCCCTGTGCCTGGATTCGATGCCCCTGTCGAGATGTAGATGTTGTCGCCATCAACGGCCAGAACCGTCTCCTCGAATGATCCCGATCCCGTGATGGTTTCGCCGACAACGAATGTCCCGGTGACAGTGCCGCCAGCCAACAGGTCGCAAGTCGCCTTGGCGAAGCCGCAAGACTGGAGCGCCGGGCCGAACGGTGGAGCCACTGTGGCGGAGCCACTGCCCGCCAGTTCAGTCGTGTATGTGATACTCCCTGTTTTCACACCTGCGATGCTGGCTCGAGATCCTACCGAAGCCCGGAATGGATTCCGCTCGAACTGCTCGATGTCTGCGGTGAATCCAGTTTCAAAGATATTGAATGCAGCATCCGCAGCGACTGGAGTATTGACGGTCCCCTCGGTGCTTTCATGCTTGATCGCAACTTGCGTCTTCCTGGTAAGTAATGGCACTAGATCTCCTCCAATGTAATCCCCACGGAACTCTGCCCGCCAGATTGATGTGTGATCGTCAGGCTGTCCTGCGTGATCATGTAACTTCCAGCCGAGCCGCCCGGCGGTGTCCAGGTGAGCGTGCCGCCACCATTGACCTGCCCGAACACCACGACCAATCCATCTACTTCCTCCTGCGTCAAACTGCGCCAGCCGATCTCGTAGCCCGTGCGATGTTTCTTCCCTGACGGATTACGATTCCGCCGGATCAACACGCCCGCCCCGTAGCTCGCAGCCATCCCGTACTGGTGGACCTCTCGAATGCTCTGCGGGTCAAGCGTCAATGTCGGCATCAGTTCCTCGCCGTGTATGGATCCGTGATCGAATGCTGGTATCGGATTCTGACGGAAACCGTGGCCCCGACATAGGGCTGAGATTCAGCCAGGCGGAATGGATGAATGGATTCAATCTCGCAAGTCCGGGCCAATCCGCCCCTTGTCGGATCCACCATGACGGCCTTCTCGACATCTGCGGCGAGGCTGTCCACCACCGTGGCGGTGGAGCCACTGACGACATCCTGGTCATGGACAGCGAACAGGTCGATCGTTATCGCCAATTCGCAGTCAGCCCGCTCGGTCGGTCCCTGGCTCTTCCGCTCGTCCTCGAAGTTGACCACGGCGGTCGGCACCTGCGCCACAGTCAACCCGCCCTGCATGAATCGTTGCACGCTCACCAGGGTATTCTCGTAACCATTGCCCGTGGTGATATCGCCCAGCGCCGTGGCGATGTTTGCGATGATCTGCTCCCTGACACTCGCTGGCATTTATTTACTCCTCTTATTGATTCCCCATACCATGCTTTTCAGGGCTTTGGTAATTTCCTTGTCGTACCGCTCGAGGGTCTCACTCTTCATGGCTTTCCAGAGTTTGTAATATCGCAGCCCATCCTTTTTCATCTGTACTCGCTTGATCAGTAGCATCACCGGGAATGGCTTGGCTCCCGATTTCTTGTGCCTGGCCCAGAGGATCGTATACGACCCTTTGACCTGCCATTGGAAGTTGTAGGCGGTGCGCAATCCGCCCGGCTTCAGGATCTCGCCAACGGTTCGCCATGACGGCTTCGCCCTGGGCTGGACTTCGCCCGCTCGGCGTTTCCTGGCATTGACATTCCCGGACAGCACGATGGGTATTCCCAGGTATGGCCCCTTCGCCTGGATCTTCTTCCCCTCCTCCATCGACTCTGCGGCCTCGCTCCGTGTTCCGATGTTGCCGCTGATCTGCTTCACTGATTTGACATGGCTGCTGCTGTGCCGCCGGGCTTTCGGCGGTGTCGGCGGGTGAACTTGCCAGATGAATGATCGGCCTATCGGTGGCATTTTCCCTGCGCTGGCAGCGCCTCGAGGGTTCGCCGATTTCTTCCCCCGGATGTTCGCTGGCGTTTTCTTCAAGAACTCCTTGCGGAATCCGCCGAGCGCCCTGGAGGTGCCATGCCACAATCCTCGAGCCATCACGGTCTCGCCAGTGGCCATCGCCTCCTGGAAGGATTTCAGGTTCTGTAGGTCTGGGAAGATGTCGATCATTCCATCGCCCTGACTGTCCAGAGATTGGCATCGCTGTTCAGGAGCCGAACCACCCGGCATCGCACCTCGCCCTTGTATGGCTCGACCTTCACCAGCACCTCGTCGGTGCCAACATCCACGATTGCGATCTTCCCCGATTCGCTCCCTCGAGGCAGGTAAATGTCCACAGGCTTCACGAGATTGTCCTGGAGGATCTTGGAAGTGGAGCGCACCACGACAGCGGTGATCACGACAGCATCGGCGGTGACTCCGCCAGGGTAGTAGGTGACCTGTTCCATCGCCTGATAGTTGAAGAAGTCCAATGGCATCGATTACCTCACAGCCAACAGGTGAACCATGCCAGGGTCGTGGTCGATGATTTCGACGACACGCACCCGCTCTGCTGCTTTCCCATCGGTCACGACTATATCGGCGAGATCTTGCCCGGCGTTAACGGTGGACACCCCGAGAACTGCATCGGTAACAATCCAGAGTTCGACATCAACGGTCAGCGATCCAGCCTCCATCGTATAGGCGATGATCTCCGGCTCGGTGCGCTGTACGATTGCCCGGATGGATTTCCCTGCGGCCAGGTCTCCGCCTGGGTAGTAGGTGATCGCCTCGGTCAACACCTCGATCGCCATCATCGCTTTCGCTCCGGCCTTGATGAATGGTTCAGATTCCGTGATCGACACGGCGGTGGTGGCTGTTCCGGATCCTGTCCCCGAGACCGTCACGAGCAGCCCGATGACCATCGACGAAGTAGCGGCGGCGGAACCGACTGGAGCGAGGCGCAGGGATGCCGACCTCGAGACCGCTGACGAAGCCAGGCCGCTCGCTGCGACTGTCACTGACAAATTACGGGTGACCGTGGCGGTCGCCGCCGCTGTTCCAGATCCAGCAGATGCCGCCGATAGGGTCGCCTCTTGCCCGGTCGAGATGCTGATGGTGGCGGTCCCGGCTGCTGCTGCTGCTGCGAGCAGTGTGGCCGCTCGAGTGGCTGCGCCTGTGGCGGTAGCGAGTCCTGTGGCGGTCGCTGACAGCGTGACCTGGCTGGTGGACTCGAGGGCGGCGGTCGAGGTTCCCGAGCCTGTGGCGGCGATGGCGAGCGTGACATCAGTGGTCGTGGATATCGCAGCGGTCGATGCCCCTGATCCTGTGGCTGTCGCCGACAGCGTGCGAGTCGTAGCGGCTGCAATGGCGGCGGTCGATCCCGCTGCGCCTGTGGCTGTCACCGCCAATGTGACATCAGTGGTCGTGGATATCGCAGCGGTCGATGCCCCTGATCCTGTGGCGGATGCGGTCAGTCCTCGATCAGCAGTGGATGCGATGGATGTAGCCGTCGAACCGGATCCAGTGGAGGCGGCGAGGAGCGAGGCGGAGCGGGCCAGGATTGTCGTGGCGATCGATGCGCCTGTGGCGGCTGCGGCGAGCGGGACATCCGTGGTCGTGACGATGGCGGCGGTCGACGATCCAGAGCCTGTGGCATTAGCGGCCAGGGCGACATCGGTGGATGCCGTAATCGATACAGTCGATGATCCCGCTCCCGTGGCGGTGGCGGCCAGGGTTCGATCCGCAATGGCTGCGATGGCCGTGGTCGACGATCCCGAACCTGCTGCGGCTGCGGCGAGTGTGACATCGGTGGTCGTAACGATGGCGGCGCTGGTAGCTCCGGAGCCTGTGGCGACTGCTGCAAGCGTTCGAGGTTGTCCGGCGGCGATGGCAGTGGTCGACGATCCCGAACCTGTGACAGCGCAAGCCAGGGCGACATCGGTGGAGGCGGCGATGGCCGTGGTCGAGGATCCTGCACCTGTGGCAGCGATGGCGAGCGTGACATCCGTGGTGGTGACGATGGCGGTGGTCGAGGATCCTGCACCTGTGGCAGTCGCTGCGAGGGCAACATCTGCGGCGGCGGCGATAGCGGTAGTCGAGGATGCCGAGCCTGTGGCTGTAGCGGCGAGCGTGACATCCGCAGCGGCTGCGATGGCCGTGGTCGAGGATCCCGAACCTGTGGCACTGGCGGCCAGTGCGACATCCGCAGTGGCGGCGATGGATACGGTCGATTCGCCCGAACCCGTGGCGGATGCGGCGAGATCCTGAACTGCCGAGGCCGTGTGCGCCACCGTAGCGCCGCCGGAGCCTGTGGCCTGACCCGATACACTCACGGATTGCGCTGCTGTCAGGGCGGCAGTGGTGGCCCCGGATCCAGTGGCTTCGGAAGCGATTGCCCTGTCCTGCACGGCTGCGATGGCAGTGGTCGAGGAGGCCGAGCCAGTGGCGGTGGCGGCCAGGGTGACCGTGGTGGCGGCGGCGAGGGCGGCAGTCGATTCCCCTGCACCTGCGGCGGCGGCGGCCAGGGTGACAGTGGTGGCGGCGGCGATCGCCGTGGTCGAGGTTGCTGCGCCCGTGGCTGTAGCGGCGAGCGTGACATCCGCAGCGGCTGCGATGGCCGTGGTGGATGATCCTGCGCCAGTGGCGGTGGCGGCCAGGGTTCGATTGGTTCCCGTCGATGCTTCCTTAAGGGCGATCCATAACGCCGCCATTCGGTCATTGCTGCCAGTGCCATCGTGTGCCCAGGTCAATGCGGTATTGTCTATCGCAGTATCGGCTGCGGAGAAATTCGCAAACTCCTGATAAACGGATGAGATGGATGCCCTGTTACCAATCAGATTGTCAACGAGCGAACCGTTTTCATGGAGACACTGTGACCATCCCGATGGCCGGGTAGCCATTGTATCCCAGTCGTTTACGAAGGCGTGGCCATACGCTAAGACGCTGACGGCTCCATCGTAGATCGTTGATGACCAGTTTGTGGAACTGGCTCCGGTGCCCCATACGATCTGGTCGCTGCCGTCGATGAAGTTTGCGGTGTCGTTGGCGACTGCCATCCCTGTTACGAGTGCAGTGGTGTCGATACCAGTGCTACCCCGGAGCAAGTAGGCATACATGCTGATTCGGTCGTTGCCGCCATTTTGGAAGGTGACACCGATCTGGACTTCGCCTGACCCATTCAACTCTGTTGAAGTGATCGGGAGATAATAGAGGTACAGGTATCTGCGATTCTGCGGCTTATAAACGCCATCGACTGGATCACCATTATCATCGACGGCTCCGCCGGGTAGCGGTACACCAGTGGGATCGCTGGCTGATGCATTGCTATCTGTCGTCACGATAATCGTTCCTGCCTCAGCAGGTCTTCCTCCACGGTTTGACCCGAACAAGACCAGCAGATCTCCCGCAGTTGCGGCCCGGATTAACGCTGGCAGCGTGTTCGTTCTCAGAGAATGGAATGGAACATCCCCGGCGGCAGGAGCGATGATCGAGATTGCCATCAGTATGTGATTTCTAGTTCAATGGTGATGGTCCCGGCCTTGTATGCGTGAGCGACGAAGATGTCCACCGATCCGCTGATGGCCCCGGAAGAAGGAGTCACCCAAGATGTGAAGGTGTCGGCAATAGCACTGTCGAGATTGATGTCGGATGTGAATGCCTTTGATTTCGACACTCGTGGATCAGTCGAGACATATGGATGCCCTGTCGGCAAACTGGATTCAATGCCCATCGAATGGGCCAGCCACCCCTCGATCTTCTGCCGTTGCGAGGTACTCCACACCCTGTCAGCGATGATGATCCGAGAGATCGAATGCGAGTCAGTGTTCCATGAGTCGTTCTTCCGCTCTGCACACAGGTAGTCGAATGAGATGTTGTTGTTCGGTGCGCCGCTGATTGATTCCGATGTGCCGTCAATCCACAGCAGAACAGCATCGGATGTGGACTTCGTGAGCGTCACGATTTCACCATTCCCGACAGCGGTGCTTGAGCGGGCGGAATCTTGAAGGTCATCCCGGATCCTGAATCCTCCGGCTTGATTCCCTAGTCGAGTGCATTTGGTTCCAGATCCAGAATCGCCGCCAATGATGGGGCCATTCGATGAACTGAATCCATCGACGGCAATGGCAACCGAGAACGGATCACCGCTGGCAAAGTCGAGAGGATCGCCGAGGGCAACTCGGTCTTCATCGGCTGCTCTGAATTGAACTGCAGGATACCCGGTGATGTTCGCCCCAGCATCTTCCCACACTGGAGTTGCTCCTGAAGGTGCAGTGCCGTCATTCCCTTCGCCGGAGGAGTCCTGCCAGAACGAGAACGCTGTACCGTCTGCGAGACCTTTGATGGAAGCAGCATCGTAGTCGGCGACGACTCCCATCGTCGGGATGTACTTACTATCCTTGGATGACGCAGCGTCGATGTTGAAGGCGAAATACCCGGCAGCCACGGACTTCTTCGCTCGTACCTTGCTGATTGTCGTAGACGGACCGAAACCCATTCGAGCCGCCGGACTCATCCCACCTTCGGCGATAGAATCACCCGGAAGTATGATGGAGATTGTACGCCGTGCCATGTCGCCACCTAACTATAATCGAGGGCCGCTCCATCGACATTGGATGAAGCGACCCCCGGAAGCACGAAGATGGATGGCTAGTTACTTCAGCGTAATGTCAATGTCTGCTGCTGCGATCGTTACCGTGTCGCCGTTCGTCACTGGCTTCGCAACGGTCAGCGCCCCGTACATGAACATCGCATTGCTGGCACCGCTTCCAAAGTGAAGACCGAAGTGGGTGATGTTGCTCGACCCGTTCCAATCCCCCGAGGCTGTCCATGAGATCTGTGCGCTGTTGGACATCACTGTGCCGAGTGCAGTATCGGTCGAGGTGGATTCCGTCCCGGCGGTGAACGCCACGAGTTTCCTCGAGTACCCGGTGCCGCTCGTCGACACCTCATTGGTCAGCACTCCATTCTCGCCTGGCGATGCGGTGTGATGCAGGGAGATGTACACGCCCTGGTTCGCTCCGCCAGTATCGGATGGGGTGAATGCCGTGGATCCACCGAACCCATCAGCCTTGAGCGTTACGCCCTTCAGCACATAGGACAGGAGTTGAACCTCGCCCTCGTTCGTGAACTGAGACAACGATCACCCCCTTTATGCGAATGTGTTTTTCACTGCGTACTGCCACACGCCATTACCGACAGCGCACGATTTGCTGATCCCGTACTGGTGTGCATCGTTCTGGAATGCGAAGTCGGAACCCTCCGCCAGGGCTTCGATCTGCGGTGCGTTCTCCTCCTGGAGGATGTACGGCTTGATCGAGGAATCGCTGCGGTAAGCGTAGTAGGTCGAGGATCCTGCGAGGCGTGGATTGACAGCCAGGCGCATCTGATATCCCGACAGGTTCGCCACGCTGTTCGTGCGTGTTCCGCCACCATCGGTGATGATCTGATCATTCAATGCCCGCTGTGCCACGCCGTACAGGCCAGTCGGCACCACCACGGTCAGCGCCTCGAGTCCGTCATTCATCGGCTCGCCTCCGGCATCTTTGAATCCCAGCATCGCCTCGAGAGTACCGAAGATGGATGACTCAAATTCTGCGGTGGTCGGCGCTGCTGGCGAGGCTGCCGCTGGTGCCAGGGCGTTGTCATTCGACGCTACCCCATCATGGTTCAAGCCATAGAAGGCCACCCCATCATAGGTGTCGGAGTTCGCCACGATGGTGTCGGTCAGGAGTTTCGCCCAGTGCTGTTGACTGCGTGCGGCGAGTTCGTTGATGCGCAATTGAATCTGACCAGTGGAGTCCCTGCGGAGTTCCGCACGGCTCACCTCGAGGCTCGCCTCGAAGCGCTGATTGCGGACAACCTGAGAACGCACATCCAGGCGATTCGCCTGGCGGCCACCCAACCATTCCCGCATGGCTGGCAGTTCGGCCAACCATCGATAGGTCTCGGATTCTTGGTCTGAAGAAATCGACATTCCGATGTCAGAAACCCATGCTGGCGGCTGCGCCTCCTCGAGGGCCAGAAACAGGCGACCGATGATCGATCGTGAAGAGAGATCTGCGAGTCCCATGAATAACCCCTTACGCTAATGATCTCAGGCTAGCAGCCTGGAAGTGGACGATGACCACAGCGGTGGATGCTGTTTCGCTTTCAATTCGATGGACACGGCCCACGGCCAGCCCACCCGTTGACACATCATCGAATGTGTTGTTGTCAGATGCGTACACGGTATCGCCGACATCAACGGATGCGGCGATGGCCATCGTCAACTTGATCGCACCCTGCGCTCTGACATGAGCGTGAGTGGCTCCATCCGCCTGGACCGCTTTGGTCATGGCGAAACCTGCGAAGGTGTCGGTGTTCACGAATGTTCCGGCGGTGTTCGTGGTCGCTCCGAGCGTCACCACTTGGCCCTCGTAGATCGTAGCGCTGGCGGTCAGCGCATGATCGTTGAAAACTGGCTCCACTCCCGACTCGAACGCCCTAGCGACATCCTTGGTTGCTGCTGCCATCAGTTGGCCTTCCCACGGACGATGCGCCCGTTCTCGATTGCTTTGGTGTAGGCTTCCCAGACCTCAAAAGTGCCGAACTCTGCGGAGAGTTCAGTATCAGCCTCGAAGGTGGATCGAGGATCCGATGGGCTGGCATCAAGCGGGCCGACTGGCTCCGGCGTGCTACTCAACTTGTGGGCGAGGCGCTCCTCGATCCCTTCTTTAACATCTGCCATCAGTCTTTTGACTCCCTCTTCCTGGGTGACTCCCTGCTCGACGATCTCCGTCACGATGGACAGTTGATCCGGCAGACAGTGCCCGATGATGCCGTTGACTCGCTCCCGCTCCCTGCGGATGCCGTCCTCGACTCCTGAGTCATACCGCTCGGCGAACTGTTCATCAGTAGCGCTCTCATCCTGGTCAGAAACTGCTGGCGCTTCCGGCTTCTCAGGTTCCATGATTTTCTCCTCTTTTGGCGCAGCCGTGAAGACTGCATTGATTTTGATTTCTGACAGGGATGCCGCTCCGGTGTTCTCGTCGGCTCCGAGGCTGGTGAATGTCACCTCTCGGAGAGATGCCTGGCGGAACACATGGGCTGGCCCGTGAATCTCTCGACCATTCACCGTGGAACTTTCGCCCTCCTCCAGACGCTCGATCGACTTCGGCGGCACATATACGCTGGCCTGCCACGGAAATCCGGAAGCCATCATGCTCTGCACTTCCATGCCATCTTTTGTGTCCAGGAATGTACCCTCGGCCACCAGGCCATCGTCCGTCACTTCAATCTTAAAGGTATGCCCCACGATCCGCTGCGGGTCGTGGTCACGCAGGGCGGGCTTGCGTTGTCTGCCGATCTTCAAGCCATCGAAATCGATGGCGAAGTTGCCCCAATGCGGATGGTTCTCAATGACATCACCCGAGTTCGCAACCATCCGAAACTGCGCTCGATCTTTCTCATCGCTGCGTAGCTCGAAGGTGGAGCGCTCTGGATCCACAATCATCAATGCTGACCTCGGCACGGTCATCTCGTCATTCGTCATCCTTACCTTTCATCTGTAGTTCTTCCATGAATGCTTGCTCCCTGGCCCGCTGCTCGAGGACTTGCTCCCAGTCTCGGCCCTGGGCGGCGGCTTCAATTGCGAGGCTCGATAATCCTGCATCAATCGCCATCGTGGCCGACTCCACTTCCTTCTTCGGATCCACCCAGCCATAGGATGGCGGAACCCAGCGGCTGCGAACAATGTGATGCTTCAGTCGCTCGAAATCCTTCACCGGGATCTCGCCACGCATCCACGCTTCCTCCACCACCATCGAATACACTTGCGTGCATAGGTGATCAGTGATGTACCGCTGCCAGCGTGTGAACACTCGGCGGGCTTCGAGTAGTGCGGCCCTGGCGCTCGAGTAGTTTGTCTGGCTGAAGTCTTTCGCCACCAGTTCATACGGTAGGCCCATCGAAGCGCCGATAGATCTGAGGTGGCGCATTACGAATTGATCGTATCCTGTGCCATTCGCCGTGCCTGGATTCCCGAAGGTCACCTGCTCCCCCGGTGCCAGATACGAAATCATGCCTGGCTCGATTTCCTGGATGCGCTGCTGGCTGACAGTTTCATCGCTTCTGTTCACGGCTGCATTGTATGGATCGTCCCGCTGGACGAACATCGAGAAGCACGCCGATACCCGCTCCCTGACCAGTACGGCCTCAGAGAATGAACTCAGATCCTTAAACGACTGGAGCGCAGGAGCGAGCATCGGCTCGCCTCGTGTCTGCCCTGGTCTGGTGTTGTTCATCAAGTGGATCATCTGCGGCGTGCCATCGCTGTCGAGCGCACGGATTCGCCTGTGCCTGGCATCCTTCCTGCGCTCGTAAATGCCATCGCCGGGATGCGAGACCCGCAGCCAGTAGGCCACCGGGTGTCCATACTTCCCGAGTTCGACACCGCTGCGCCGATTGAATTTCCCATTCACGCTGTCAAGATCTCCGGGCGACTCCAGCCTGTCAGGCTCGATGACTTCGAGCGCCAGATCGTAAGGCGATGACACTCGGCTGATTCTAACGGGTAGCACCAGAGCCTCGCCATTAACGATGATGCTCCGCATCACTGCGGCCTGGAGGTCGTAGAATGTCATCCCTCGGGCGATGTCTGCGTGCGGTGCCCATCGCTCCCATGCGAACTCGCACGCTTTGCGAATCTCCGCAGCATCTTGATCGGATACACCGAGCGCAGAACCATCGATCACTGACTGCGGGCGGATCCCTGTCCCGACTACATTGTCAACCAGGCTCCCCACCACGCTCGAGGCGTGTGGATCATTCCGCATCAACTCCCTGGAGCGTTCCCGCAGGAGGCTCAGGTCTGGGAGCAGATCGGAATCCGCTGATCCGGGAGTCACCGCCCAATTGTTGCTCAGGCGAGTTTCCCGTGCGCCTCGGAATGCTTGCGAGAAATGTTCCCCGGCGGTCCTGGCGGCTTGCCGCTCCAGTGCCCGTCCAGGTGCGAACACCTCGATGGCTCGATCGATGGCTGATGTTAGTGTTTGGCGTATGTTCATTTCGGTCTCACGAACCGGACATAGTTTGTAGCGTTGTCGGTCTGCTCATTGGCAAGTTGCGAAATCAATCGACGCTCGAGGTCCATCAACTGGGCCAGCGAGTAATGCGAAAGTTGCCGCCCGTTGATCTCGTAGGACTGGACAGCGCCGCCATCCATAAGGGCATCAATTGCATCTCGAACCTTTTGTAGTCGTGTAGCCGTGGAGTTCGCCATGCGTACAGTGTGACGATGAAGTATGGAGGCCGTCCACTGGCTCGCTATTCCAGGATGAAGATCACGACAGCAGCCGGAAGGCCAGCCTGGCCTGTGCTGGAACCTGACCATTGCCGATAGCCATTAATCTCGCTCGGCGATGTTCATTCTTCTCGGTCAGCCTGGGCACTTCGCCCGTATCGGCTGGATCGACATCCCAGTAGGTTCCGGCGTTGACCATCTCCAGCCACGAGTCCAGAACATCGACAGGTAGCGGATCCAGCGAGGACCAGCCACACGGCCATCCCATCAGCCATTCGCACCATGCGGGATTGAGTTTTCCCGTGTCTTTTCTGATCGCCCCTTTTCCACCACCGTGGCGGTCGCTCGCTGTTGGTGTCGGCCACTCGTGATCTCGTTTGACTGTTGGCCCGAATCCCCGTTCTGTGGCATCACAGAGGGTCTTTCCGGGCGAATGCGTTGACGTCTTTTCGTAACCAATCGAGCCTGATGACTTGCTATCCCCGCAGGTCGGCGTGGGCCACCGAACCGCAATGCCCAGCGACTTCCCCGGCTTCCCCTTCGCCCTCCCAGCATTGTAATCCTCGACCCTGGCGAGGTAGTCCTCGATCGGTTCATCATGATTGCCCCTCGTCACATGGGATACGGTAGGGGTAGGCCAGGCACCACCAGCGGCGGCGGAGATGTCTGGCTCCAGCGTCTCGAGCGGATACAACACGCCACCGAGCATCATACCCGATAGACCATAGATCTCGGGCGATCGTGCTGATGTAGGGTCGGATGCCTGGGACATTTTCGAGGTGTACCTCGGCTGGTCGAACATCTCCAATTGCTCGAATAGTGGCGGGCCACTTGTTTCTCGGATCGACGGCTCCCAGTCGCTTCCCGGCGTTACTCCATCCCTGACAGGGAAATCCCGCTGTAAGTAGATCCACACGGCCTCGGAAGAATCGGAAATCGACCTGCTCGACATCATGGAAGACTGGGAAGGGATCCGGGAGCGTCCCGTCTTCCTGTCTCGCCATGATCTGCTGCTGGCAGTACGGCTCGAATTCAACTGCTGCAACGATTCGCCGTCCCGCAGCAATGGATCCAAGACAACCGCCAACGCCAGCGAACAGGACCAATTCATTCTGCTGCACTCTTCGCCCTTGAGTCATCTTCCCATGATCGGTAGCGCAGGGCGCATTGCTTGCACTTGTGATATCGCAGCCGCCCCTCTTTCCCGTACTGGCGATGGCTGCGGCTGCCGCAGTCCGGGCACCGGATCGGCGTGTACTCCACGACCTTCCATCGCTTCTCCTTGTCAGCCATTGATCCAGCCCTTCCCAGGTTTCACCCATTGCGACTGCTGCGATGGCTGCGGTGGTGGCTCTGGCGGCTGGTGGGCTTCCTCGGTGAGTGCGAACACCGCAACCATGTCGGCTGACGCTGCGGCGTAGACCTCGCAATCCCAGTAGTGATTGTCGGACCCGCCCGGCTTCGTTGTCCACACGCTGGCGGTGGCTCCGGTTCTTCTGTTCCTGGTCAGCACCTTATGCTCGCTTGTAACCTGCTTCAGGTACTCGGCTGGAACATCCTGATGGAGGTGCCAAGCGCCAGGCTCGCCATCCTGGGCGGTCATGAATCTCGTCAACTTGTCCTTGAAGTGCGTGGTGTCGAGATGGAACAGCCGCACGGATCCCTTCAGCGGATCACCTGCGATGTTCCTGTCGATCTTCGATGTGCGAATCGGTACACCGTTCAGCGATTTTTGTCCCTTGATCGGGCGGCAGATCTCCGGCCACGATCGGCAAAACCGATACACCTCATCGGTGCGATACCCGGAATCGATGCAAGCCAACCGGAGCCGATGCGGTCCCTGCTCGCCCGGCCAGGTGCGCCGCAATAGAACATCGACAAGTTGCTCGAGGCCAGCATTCAATCGCCCGCACTCGATCAGCCACGACTCCTCACGATATCCGAACGCCCTGACGATGTAGTACAGATGGTCCTGCTGGACATCGACACCTGCGACAAGGACACGGGCACCCGCTGGAACCGTGGACCGCTCGTACTCCTTCGCTCGCTGGCTCAGGTCTTCCACTTCCACCTTGTGGCTTTCTTCCTCGAAGATCCAACCGAGCCAGGAGTTTACGAAATTCATCAGGCTCGCTGGATTGCTCTTCGACTCGAGGAACTTAGCGGCCACCTCGCTCCATGTGAGCCACGGACTGAGGAGGGCATTGATGCGATATCCTCGATGGGATCCAGGCGTTCCAGTCACTGACCACGAGCCTCGCATCAGCATCTCGGGCTTGTCTCGGTCCTTGATCACGCCGCTGCACTTGGAGCATTCATACCAGGCCAGGCGTTCCTGGCGGATCTTCACCGGGTCACGCTCGTCGTCGGGCCACTTCACCTGCGAGAATTCCAAGGTCTGCGAATGCTCGCAATGCGGACACGGTACAGAATACACCCGCTGATCGCTGCGCTCGTACTGCTGGAAAATGTAGCCGTTCCTCGTGGTGGGTGTGGAGGCCAGGACGATCTTCCGATTCCAGAATGTTCGTGTGCGCTCCACCATTAGATCGACGGGTGACGATTCCCTGCCACTGAATGCGGGCCACTTATCCACCTCGTCGCCGAGGACATACCGAACCGGGCGGCTCGCCAGGTCAGCCGGAGAGTTCGAGCCAGCCAGGTACAGCATCGAGCGAGTGAATCGGATCTCCTTCAGTTTGTTATCAGATTTGGATTCGCTCAGATGTTTTGATAGCTCCGGCGAAGACTCGACCATCGGGCGAATGCGGCGCATCCCCATTTGCACTGCGTCCTCTTCCCGTGGCATGACCAGCAAGGTCGCACCTGGATCCTCTGCGATGGTGTAGGCGATCATGTTCATGATGGCCTCAGTCTTCCCGACCTGAGTGGAGGCCATGATCGTCAACTGTTCGACGGTAGGGTCGCTGAATGCATCGAGTACATCCCGGAGGTACGGCGTGCGATTTGTGTTCCACGGGCCTGGCTCGGCTGATGTGAGTGGGTGGAGGATTCTGTGGCGATCCGACCAGGCGGACACTGTGAGATCATCGGGCGGATGCCAGGCGAGTCGCTCTCGAGCGGTCCATTCAACTAATCCCGGCGGAAATGTCAGGCGGATGGATGCCCCTTAAAAACACCGGGCCAGCAGCAGAGCGAGGTGGTGCGTACTGCCAGCCCGGTCAACGGAAGGCTAGAATGGCGGCTCGTCAGCCGATGATGTCTGCGCCACTGGAAGCGGTGCGGATCGTGTCGTCGTAGCCGGGCCAACCTTGTGCAGGAATGATGCGGTTATTCTCAACTCGCTGCGCTTTTCTCCTGCCCCGGTTTCCCATGTTTCATAACGGAGGCGGCCCTCCACTACAATCTCTTGTTTCTTCTCGAGCGTCTGTGCAATCTCCGCCGATTTCCCCCAGCATACGATGGTCACCCAATCCGAATGCCACTCCTCGGCGTTCCCCTGGTCATCGAGTTTCTTCGGGTACGCCTGATACACTCGAACATTGCACACCTGCGATGTTCCCAATTGCTTCAGATCTGTAACTTCCTGCACTTTCCCGGCGAACACTACATTGTTCAGTCTCATGCCACACCCTTCATGGTGAAATTGAGGAGGCCCATCATCCGCTACCTGACGGAGGACAGGCGCTGGATCCTGATGGTGCCCCCTCAGGCAAAGGACCATCCCCCACCTTCGATGACAATCGTGCGAAGAGCCGTACCGCACAATCATCCCGTTGTAGGTGGTAGATGTGACAAACCACATCGAGCGCAACCTGTGCCCGTTGTCTGGCTGTCTCCGCCTCGACCACTGATGCGGCGAGGAGTTCCAGTACAGAATCAGGGATGGTCTTTTGCCTTTGAGTTCCCACCCGTTCGCCCCTTTGCCCGGGCATTATATCGCATCTGTTCATACCTGGATGAACCAATCTAGGCGACTACGGCGAACTTAGAATGATTAGTCGGAAACCTCAGAGCGGGCGAAGTGGTCACGCAACTGATGAAACGCCTGGCGCAGCACTCCCTGAATCTCGGATTCCCTGGTCAGTGGTGCCAGCCTCGGGGACAACTGCGCCGCAAGTGAATCGAGGGCGGTGGTGATCTCGGCGATCCTCATTGTGAATTGCTGCTCCATCTCGCTGCGAGCCACGAGGCTGTCCTGTAACTTTCGAGCCTGAAGTGTGGCGAGTACTGCCTTCGCTTTCCTGTAGACCATCGACCAGTTCTGCCCGGCATCGTCCTCGTCATCGTCTTCGATCTGGACATTCAATGATGGGCGCAGGACTGACCGCCTGGCTCGCTTCATATCTTCAGCCCACGCCCTGACCTCCTCGGTGTTCCACCCTTCCCCGGTGTTCAGTTCGTCGATGCCCCAGCCGTCCTTGCGCCAGCGGTAGATGGTGGATCTCGCAATGCCCAGGGCTGCTGCCAACTCCTCGACGGTCTGACACCTAGCCACGGCGGCACCTGAATCGCTCCCAGGCCCAGACCACCAGCACGGTCATCAGCACGACAATCCAGAATAGGAAGAACTGCCAATGCAACACCACCACGGTCTGCGTGATCGCTTCGTGTTCCACGGGCACAAGGTCTCCGCCTGGCCCTTCGATCACCACTTGCACAATTGGGATGGATCGAGTCTCGATGACCGCTCGCTGGCTGTCGATCTCCTGGACCGTGCAGCCCACCAGTATCAGCGGGATGATGTACTTCATGAGATCAGCCAGGTGACGATCAGCCACAATGTTCCCGAGCAGATCGCCGCACCGAGGAGGAAGATGGCATGGTCGAGGATTGTATTCAGGATGATTTCCCATCTCGGCTTCATCCGATGGCCTTTTGGTATAAATGATCGTGTAGGTATCTGCGAATCCCCACAGTGTCTGGCCCTTCTCGGTAATAGATGTCGCCGATCCATCTGCCGTACTTTCCCGACTTCTTCGTGGTAATGAACATGTCCTCCCGGATGTGATTCTCGAACCACCACGCCGCCCACTTGCAATACTTCAGCCCCTCTTCCCTGGTATCGCCTCGAGGCTCCGGAGCGTTGAAGTGGGCCAGCCGCACTCGGATCTTATGCGAGATGTTAAATCCTAGATCGACCACGACATCCATCGTGTCGCCGTCTATTACTCGATCGAGTATGCATGGGTAGGTGTAGTCGGTCATCGTATCGCCTCTTCTCCGGTCAGGGTCTTCCATCGCTCGACGATCACATCGCAGTAGCCGGGGTCGATCTCCAGGCCATAGCACTTGCGGCCGAGATTCTCGGCGGCGACGATCGTGGTGCCACTGCCGAGGAAGGGGTCGTAGACCAGATGCGAGCGATCCGTGATAATGCGGAGGAGATCATGCCAGAGCCTGAGCGGCTTCTGGGTCGGATGGGATGTGCGCTCGTGTCCTGCTGACCGTGGATAGCGGAACACATTCGATGTCGCCCCGCCGCCGTTCCAGCATCTGACCTTGCCATCTTTCACTCTTCCGAACACGCCGACCTCGACGCAGGAGCAGAAATTCGGGCGAGGACTTGGGGCGATTGGTTTCTCCCAGTACACGCATTGGAGCGGGCGGATGTTCGCTGCTTCGTAACGCCGCCACAAGGTTGTCATCTCGCTTTGGTCGTAGAATGAAATGAACGCCGCACCGGGAATGGCATGGGCAACAGCAACCCGAATCCAGCCCTGCGGTGTCTCCTTGTCCCATTCGATGTTGAATGAATCGCCTTCGCTTGAATGCTGGAATTTGGATTCCGATGCCGTGCCATACGGCGGATCCGTCAGGCAAGCATCGACCAGTTCCCCACCCATCAACCGCTCGACATCCTCCGCCTTCGTGGAGTCGCCGCAGAGTAGGCGATGGCGAGACCTGACCTGGAGGCTACCCATGCCGCACCGTGGTAATCCCTCCGGTCAGGGTCTCCCATCGCTCAATGATCACATCGCAGTAGCCGGGATCGATTTCCATGCCGTAGCATTTGCGGCCCAGGTTGTCGGCTGCGATCAGCGTTGTGCCGCTGCCGAGGAAGGGATCGAGGATGACCTCGCCATCAAGTGATACCCGTTTCATCAACCAACTCCAAAACCCAATAGGCTTCGCACATGGATGGTCGTCACTCGATGCTCTTTCGGTGTGTACTATTGCGTCTGGATGACTCCCCATGCCGTTCGCAAGTTTTGGATCTTTCCCGTAACACATGATGGGTTGCCAACAGATAAACCCCCAAGGGCCTCGGCCCGTCCCTGCGGGAACAAACCATGCCATCGTCCATGTTGGTGTGGGGTATCTGTGTTGGTTCATGTTTCCTGGCGTGATGACAACTCTATGCACATTACCAATGCACCGTTCGACCACTGATGCGATGATTGCATCCAGGTTTTCCACTGTGTCATCGTAACTGTTGTAGTTGTTCTTATCTGATTTTGTACCTGCGACCCCGTATGGTGGATCAGTGACAACAGCATCCGCCACCTCCCCACCCATCAACCGCTCGACATCCTCCTCCTTCGTGGAGTCGCCGCAGAGTAAGCGATGGATGGATTTCACCTGGAGGCTACCCATCGCAGCACTGCTCGCCGACTCTGGCGGGGTCGTAATCCTGCCGCTTGCCACACGCATCGCACTCGAGGTAGGCGCCGAAGAGAATCAGATCGCCAGGCTTCGTAATCGGCTCCACTGGCGGCTCGGGGATGGGCGCTTCCTCCTGTTCATTCTCGCCTGGCAATTCCAGGTCGAGCAGTTCGCCGAGTTCTTCATCGCTCCAGCCGAGGGAGTCGAGATCGATGTCTTCATCCTTCAGGGAAGACAGCACGCCAGCGAGGCCAGCCATGTCGAACTCGGATAGGTCCGCCGTCCTGTTGTCGGTGATGGCGTACAACTTCGCCGTGGTGTCATCATCCGAATCTGCCGACACCACTGCGATGTGCGACCAGCCGAGATTGATGGCGGCCACGAGCCTGGCGTTCCCGGCGATGACGATTCCATTGCGGGCCACGATCGGCGTGCGCTGACCGAACCGCTCGAGGGAGTTCTGCACGGAGGAGATGCTCCGCTTGTCATGCTTTCGCAGGTTGTCCGGGTCTTCGGTGATCGAGCCGATGGGGACGGCCAGCCCTCGCAACTCCTCGGCGATGTAATCCATCATCATCCTCATTTCATTTTGACAGTTTGCAGTCTGCCCCTCAGGCTGCAACATTCGGTTCTATGCTAGGCATAGAGCCTCCCGAGGTAGGAACCACATCGATGGTTTGGATGGACTGGCGGCGCTCTGGTCGTCCTTGTCGCAGCCTACAAACGGAAGATGGAATATATTTATCGACCGAAAGCCGAGAACCGAGATGTAGACACCCACAGGAGGTACCTTAGAAGGGTGGCCGCAGAGAGCCACACAGGGCTGCTGTACGGGCCTGACTCGGAACACTCAGGCGGCGGCGGAGGCTGTCAGCGGGTCACACAGGCGGCCATCTACCGCTCGAGTTCCTCATCCATCTGGCGGCGGTCATCATCCGCACCTTCATCACGCTCTTCCTGCTCCTCTGGCACACCGTGCCATCCGTCCTCGTGTCTGCTCGGCTGGTTCATTTGGCTGCTGTTCCTTTCATGAATGACTCCGGCGCTCTGCCGCTGATGCGTGTTCGGCTGGCCACTACTCCAACCGGGATGATGGTCAGGCCGCCCCAATCGCCATCCTTCGCTCGGCTGTCAGCGAGGATGATCTTCTTGTCGTTCTCGAACACCAGCCATCCAACAGTGATGCAGGTCGCTGGCTCCGCCTTCGATACTGAGCCTGAATGCCATGACGGATCGCTGAGGATGTCGAGCCACCTGACAACATACAGGCCAGGGCTTTTGTTCTTCTTTGATGTTGGCTTCACGAGCCACACGCCTCAGGAGTTCACAGCGGCACCTCGAGATATCCGAGGCCGTTGCATTCCGTGCAGAGTTCCATCGCAGCCATGTCGATGTACCCGACTTCCTCGCACTCGGCGCAGGGCTTCATCGAATCGGTCAGCGGCTTCGGGATCGTCAGCGTCACCGCATCGAAGTCCCGGCCACGGGCCACCACCAACTTCAATGGAACAGCGGCACCCGCTCGGCCCTGGCTCATGCTCAACTGGTTGAACTTTATCATCGTGGTGTCTGCTCCCAGGATCATGTCAGCCGCTCGTAGTAGCTCGGATGAAACTTGAGGGTCTGCGACCTTCTGATGAACTACAGCATGGACACGATACTGGAAGGGATGGCGCATGGTTCTCCTGACATGGGTGGACCTCGATCATCCCACACTACTGCGAAAGATGAAGCCGCTGTTCCTCCAGGATTAACGCTGCAACGCCCGGGCGAACTCTCGGCACTTCTGGTATCGATGCTTCAGGGCCAGGCGCAGGTGGCGATAGCATCCTCGCTCCGCTTCATCCCTCGAGCGACATAACAGCACGGGCACATCGTTCTGGACCTTGTGCAGGACTGACAGCACTTGCTCGGGTGTCATCTTCCCTCGCCAGCCACCGCCCATCTCGAGCATTCCGTAGTCGGCCTCGATGATCAGCAGCGGGAACTGTGTGGCTCCCCGCATCCCTGCGATCTGCTTGAAGAAGCGCACCCGATCGGTTCCACAGCATTTCACGAAGTCTTGAAGCGATTTGCGTTCAACAGCAGCCAATAGGGGGTCGATGTCCAGAACATAGTCGCCATGCCTAACAGTGCCACGAACAGTAGCGAGATGGCCGTAACAGGAGGCGAATGTCCACGGTTGCTGTTCCCTGGTGTCACATCGGATCGTTAGCAGTTGTTCAGGAAACTGAGACGGCCATCCAGGTACCCCTGTTTGACGACTTGACGAGATTTTCCCATCTTGATTCAATTGGCATCACATCTACCATCCACCATGTTGTAATTACAAAACACTCCATCATCTTGTCAAGTCGTCAAGGTAACGCCTAAACGATAGGCATTGGCCTTGTGCTGCTGTTCTAGTTTGACTTTTACATCTCCATCTCGTCAAATTCTCGTCACGACAAGTCAATCAACAGATCAGGATTCACCAGCGCAATCTCATCCCATGCTCGATTGCCAGCGGTGTCACGACACTCCATCGACCAGCCTTTCCGCTCGACCAGGGCCGTCCCCAGTTTGATCTTGCCCAGCGGCTTCAGTCCTCCATTTTCGCACCAGTGCGAGTACACCCGGTAAAGCGCATCCTTCGTGACGGTGTGCCCTGGACACTCGACGACATTCTCGATGAGGAACTGCCCGAGCCAGTCCTCTCGGAGCCTGTATGATTTTGTAGCATCTTCGATACTCGAGGGCGTGGGCATCATCCCGTTGGTCAGGTAGTCCGATGCACCTTGCACCAGCCAGCGGAGGATCCCCGGCCCTTCCTGCTCGGCCAGCCAGTCCCATACATTATCCCTCTTCATCGACTCGGGGATCTGCTCGCCCCACTTGATGAATCGCATCCGCCGCCAGATGCCATCGCTGGAGTCTCGGATGCCCGGTGCAGCATTCGTGCCGAAGAAGATCGACCCCTGTGGCTTCCAGGGCGATGCGTCAACATGAAGCCCTCGGTGGGTCATCTGCTCGCCGCCTGTCCACGCTTTGATCATCGACTCGTCGAGGAGTCCGCCCGTGGTCACCTCGCTCGATGCGATCATCCGCTGCGCTCGGAGCCTGACCAGTTCAGGCCGTGGCTTATCGCCCGAGCGATTCAGGCAAGCCATGAATGTCTCGATCTGTGCGTGGCTGCTGTACCCGCCAGGCGAGTCGCCGAGGACCGTGGCGATGGTGTTAATGAATGCCGACTTGCCATTCGACCCACTGCCGTGATTGCAGTAGACGGCTTGCTCCATCTTCCCAGTGGTGGCGACACCTGCGATGGCCTGGAGGTAGTCCCGAATGTTGAAGTCCGGCTGCCACACAGTCATCGCTTCAGTCCACAGCGGGCAATCGGCATCTGGATCCCACGACACCGGACAGCGCAACATGAATCGATAATCTGGTGAGTGCGGCAACAGTTCCATCGTCCTGAGATTCACGACTCCATTGATGACATTCAGGAGTTCGCAGTGAACATGATCGCCGAGATCCTCGAGCCGGACCCGCAGCCGAGACTGTGCCGCCTCCATTGCTCCGCTGATCGCCGCCTTGTTCTGAGCAGTTCGCAGGGCTGTCAATACCCATCGAGGTGCGCCAGCGAGTTCGCACGCCTCCCACCGCTCGACAAACAATCGCCCGACTCTGGCCCTGGCTTCGGCATCGCCTCGGAGGAACACGCCGGATTCGTACACCGCCCATTTGTTCTTGCCGCCTTCGAGATCCTCGCAATAGATCAATTCGCCATTGAGATGCTCGACCAGATACCCGGCGAGTTCCTCGTGCGTTCCGCAGTTCCCCGGCCAGGTCATCACCTGGATCGGATCATCGATCGGGTTGCTTTCCACTGGCACAAGGTCATCGAGCGATGCGCCGGAGTCGAGATGGTCAGATACATCAGCGCCATCCTGGCCCGTACCGACAGGCGACTCGACCACGCTGGCCACGATCCCCTTCTCCTGTAGTTGTCGGCAGATTCGATTGGCGAACTTTCGGCCCGGCTCATCCTTGTCCCGGATCACTCGCACCGCTTGCGGCTGGAGCGTCTGAATCTGTTCGATCTGCGCCTCGGTGAGTTTCCCGGATGACCCTCCGGAGATGCAGGTGGCAGCGTGTCCGCCCTCCCTGAGCCGCAGGGCATCCTTCTCACCCTCGACGAAGTACAGCAGCGGGATCGATTCCATCCCATGTAACTGCGGGAGATTGAACATCAGACGAGTGACTCCAGCCACTGACCCGATCCATCGCTCCTGTGTGGAATCCCATCGCTGTTGGCGGAATGTCTTGTCCCGGCTCTTCCCTCCGCCTGGCTCGAGGTAGTGGCTGCGGCACACACGATACTCGACGGCTCCATCGGGCCATTCGTACAGGTAGATCGCTGATGGCTTCGACTCGAGTTTCCTCGGCGTGTGCGTGTCCACGCTCTGGCGAATGTCGCCGATGGCGGCTGCGATGTCCTCCGGCGAGCATTGAGCCTGGCAGTGGTAGCGGTAGCGGTCAGTTCCCGGTGTGTGGAAGATCGACAGCGATGGGTTCTGGTCGCCGTTCCCCTTCCCGTGTCCAGGGACAGGACAGCACGCACTCCAGACGGTATCGCCATCGGGAGTGGTCCCCAGTTCCTTCAGTTGGTCGAACCTGTCTAGGATCATTTCAACTCCTTGATGACGATCTCTGTCGCCTCCCCTGTCGGTCCAGGCTCGACCGTTCCAGTGAATCCCACCTCTTCGAGTTCCTCGGCGCTGGGAAGATTGATGCCGCACGCCAGCCTGGTCGCACTAATGATGGCCCGGTGCCCGAGCATCCTGCGTGGCATTTGCTTCCAGACAGGTCCGCCCCTGCGGCACTCGCTCAGGAACTCCGTCCGGCTGTACTCTTCCAGACCTGCTGGCGTGTAGCGCCCGAGGGTGGCCGTGCAGCACACCTCGCCATCTTCGAGATCCTCGTACTTCGTCGAGACCTTGCTGATGCCATCTCGCCGCTGGATTTTCGTGTATCCGGCGTAGGTGATCGCCGTGGTGACCGCCCCGCCCTTGCGGAGGAAGATGACCTCCTCGCTCAGTGGATCTAAGTTAGTCCGGAAGATGTCCCCGACTGCCTTGGCTGCTTCCGCCTGGCTGAATCCAGACAGCACCGTGCCCTTCAACAGGTCGGCATATGCCTCCGGTGTCATTCCTCGAGCGGTCGCCACCTCGCCCAGTTGCCTGTCAACATCCACGAGTTCGCTCATTTCGCCTCCTCTGGCATGAAGTTGCCGATCCATCGAAGGATGGCCCGCTTCGACCAATTCCAACTGCGCTGGCCCGGATGGATTTTCGTGGGCATCGCATAGTCCGGGATGATTCCAGCCGCCCGCCACTTGTGGATGCACGCCTCCGATTTGTGCAGCATCCTCGCCACATCGCAGGTCAGCAGGATGTTATTGTTCCCATCCTGGATCCGCTTGTCGCTTTCCTCTTCGGTCCCCATCTCATTCCCCTTCCGAGGCGCTCGGCCTCATTTAGTGTTCATCCGGTCTTCGATACGGGCAAGTCTTCCAGAAGTCGCAAGTGGGATTGCACATCCATCCTGTTGGATTCGGGACGAAGCCGCCGACCTCTGCCATGTGATCGACTGCGGCCACGATCTTCCCGAGGCGGAGATGATGATCTGCGCCCCTGGTCATCTCGAGATGTTCATGTTTCACCCCTGACTTCAGCACTCGCAAATGATCCACCCGCACGATGTCGGTGTCGTACCCATTCGACTGCGCCAGCAGAGTGTACATCGCCATCTGCATTCCGTTTTCGTATGTGCCCCTGCTGTAGGTCTTCCCGGTTTTCCAATCCCGTACCCGTAGCTCGCCGTCTTCGTTGACATCGATCAGGTCTGGGTACCCTTCGAGTTCATACTCCTTGCCATCGAGTTCGATGATTCCTGCGAGGTACGGCTCGACCAGTTCGATGTGTCCGATCGTCGGTGCGACTTTCGTGTGCCAGCCATCGACGAACTGATCCACCATCTTCGATGACTCTTCGAGGTTCGGATCGGTTGCCAGGTCGGCGACACCATCGTCGATGCTTTCGGTGAATGAAACAGCCGCCACCTGTTGCAACTTTTCGAGCGGCAGAACTTCCCCGGCTTGCTTTTGTTTAAGGTAGGTTTCCGCAGCGAAGTGCAGGGCGCTCCCTCGCTTCATCGCCAGGCTTGAACCCGTGCGAGGTTCCCGCTCGATGTAGGTGCGTCGATACTTTTCCCCGCACGACATCGCCGCTGTCAGTTGCGTGTTGCTGTATCGTTTCTTCGGCTTCGGCTTCAAGATTCCCCAATCCCCTCGCTCGCTGTTCAGGAGACCAGAAGCGCATCAACTTTGCAACACCAGGGCTAAACCAGCATGAAACAGCCGGAGATGGCTATCTTCACGCCTTGCGGAATAGGACGGAAACGGGTACATTTACATTGTTCCTGGGCAATACCGCCCCACACAGAAGGAGGAACAAAATGACTCACCCCACCCCGAACCAGATGGCCGCCCTGGTCGATGGCAAACTTTGGATAGCCGACGATGGGAGTTGGCGCATCTACATGGACAGTCGCAAAGATGCCACCGTCTACTTCAAGATGGATGACTTCCACAATGCCGCCCTGGTCATCTCGATCAACGACTGCAACCAATCGGCGAACTGGTACGCATCACAAAAGAAGCGACTCGCCGAGCGGTACATGACCGCCGGGGTCGCCCTCGCCTTCGCTCACTCGAGTATGGAAGCAGCCGAAGCGATCATGCTCGAAGAGGTGCCAGAGATGACCGCCGAGGTGATCGACGAAGCGATGGGACACCTCGCCAATGGCAACACCTCCGAAGCCCTGGCGGCGATCGGATACGAGGTGGCCGATGTCTAACACTCCACACACGATCACCGATGGCACCTGCGGCGATACCGCCCTCATGTATTGCTTCGATTGCGATTCCCATTTCCACACAGATGCCACTGACGAATGCCACCATCGGGAATGTGAATGCCCGCCGGAAGTGGATCGGAAATTCCGGGTGACCTTCGGCGACCGCCCGAACCGCATTCTCGTGGTCACCCACGAATCGCTGGCCGCTCCCGACTGGTTCGACTGGGAATGCTGGATGGACCTGGATGGCGATCATCACGATGACGAAGTGAAGGCGATGCACCTCGCCATCGGCGAGTCCTTCGAGCCAGAGCGTGGAGCGGTCTGCTCCCCCTGGTTGATCGAACGGATCGCCGACTCGACTCCGGTGACCTGGAAGGCGGGCGAATGGATCTCCTGACCACCAACACCGGACTGCGGGCTGCGGCTCGTGTCATCGCTCAGAGGTTCCTCGACTCCGAAGGTATTCATCGCCTCGAGGATGGATCCTGGTTCCAGGAGTGCGATGCGGATGGGCTTCCCTCGAAGCCAGGGCCGACCTGGATGCAGATCCGGCACACCGTGGAGGTGATCTCGTACCAGAGCATGAAACAGCGAGCGATCGACATCATCCTGCTGGACAACGGGCCAGCGCACGAAGTCGGGATGACGATTCGCTGGTCTGCGAGGGCGACCTTCGCCCGGTTCGGTGTTTACTACCCGAATGGAAACAAGAAGCACACCGGGCCACTGATCGAGGTGTCCGCCATGCTGAAGGCTCAGGGCTGCCACAGCGAGGCTCTGACGACTCTGGCGCACGAGGTCGCCCACTGGATCGCAGACGGCGCTGGAGCCGCTGGGCGAGGCCACACGCCGCTCTGGCGAGTCGTGGCGGAGGCGTGCGGTGGCCCTGCCGCTGCAGAGCGAACAGGCCAGAACATCAGCCCGGCAGTGGCGGCGGAGATCGCCCGGCTGCGAGGGCCAGGAGTTCCCTACTCCTGCACGGAATGCGGCCATCGGGAATCGTTCTCGATGAAGCGGCATCGCACAACGGCGCAAGCCGCCATATATCGCCACACGAATTGCGGCGGCCTGTTTGTTCAGGTGGAAGGAGTAGCAGAATGATCCGCTCCCTGCGCCTGGACCAGCAGCGGCTGCTGGCGACCTGTCTGGTGCGCCGATACTTCGACGACGACGAAGTTGCGGAGGCTGTGATCGGTAGCGCCCGCCTCGAAATTCTCGAGACCTTCGCAGATGATGCGGCGATGTCTGACCTGATCAGACAGTTCGATGGCGATCTTCAGGGTCGCCCGCCGTGGTTGGCCACGGTCGAGGGTTCCCTGTCCCTGATCGAATCCCTGTCGCTCGACTTCCTGGTCGAATGCCTGGTCGTCACCCTACACGCTGAGGTTCTGCGTGGTGGCTGGAAGAATGAAATGGCGAGGGCATTGGTTGGCCTCGTGCAGACAATCATAGAGCGAGCGGAGGATGGAAATGAGTAGGTCTGACTGGTCGAGAGCGAAGAAGCGGAGGAAGGAAATGACAAGCCAGAGGCGGGTATCAATCGATGAGGCGGCGGCGGAGAACGATACTCCTCGCAACATCGTAATCTTCAATGATACCTGTGTGCAGAAGGGTCGGCGATGGTCTTCACCAGACGGTGATTCCGACTGGCCAGTCGAGTGGGAAGTCGAGACTTTTCTAGATGCCTACGGGGATCGTTTCCCGAGCGGCGATGTCGATGTAGTCACGGTGGGGAGGTAGCCATGGCAACCAATCGACCCACTGTACAGGAGATCGCCCTCGCTGGCGTGCTGGCCGTCTGGTTCACCGTATGGCTGGCCGTCTGGTTTCTAACTTAGCCTTTTGTGTCGGCCCGGAGGGATCCACATCGGTGGGCCTCCGGGCTATTTCTTCGCTCTATTGTCCGGAGATCTTCACAAGTCCATTATCGTGAATCGCTCTTCCCAGGATGTAAGCCATGATGCCGTTGGCACTCAGATCGACTTGACCTGAAGACAGACCTACAGACTCACCGAAAACCACGATCCCGACGAGTAGCAACAATGCTTGCGCTTTCCTCGACACCAGGAAATCCTTTAGAAACTGCATTCAGCGCACCTTTCTCTTCTTCGCACTCGCCACCCATCCGGTGATCCCTGCGAGACATCCGACAATGATTTCCCGCCACGGTGACGGGAGTAGTGGAACCGAATCTCGAACGACCGCACCAGTATATTCGCCAGCGGTTTCCAGGTTCGCATCATCGGAGATTGCACGGGTGAAGCCATCCCAGAAGGCGCAGCCGGAGACCGCAGCGAGCAGCACAACGATCAAAATCAATCCACGCATCACAGCCTCCCTTTCATTTCTTCGATGTCCTTGCGGCATTCTTTCACCTCGGATCTGGTCGTCCTGACCTCGTGCGTCAGGTTGCTCAGTACCTGGGAAAGGTTGTGGATCGAATGATTCAACTTCCGCATCTCATTTTCCAACTGCGTGATGGCCTTCGTTGACTCGATCAGCCAGGCCGCCTTGCTTCCGTTTTCTTTGAACTTCATCCCGCCGAGAAATGCGAAGACCTCACGCACCAACAGGAGGGCGAACACGCCAACGATCCCGATCGATGCCCAGGGTGGATCCTCCATCACTACGGGCCAGTTGCCGAGAAGGTCACGGTGCCCGCTGAATCCACCAGCAGATATCGAGTGCCGCTGCCTGGGAGTTCGGTGGAGTTCGGGAGCGTCAAGGTGTACGAAGCGGTCAGGCTCGCCGGGCCGATGATCTTCACAGTGTTGGTTCCATCGCTGGCAACCGGGCCGCTCTGGCCCTCGAGCCAGTGCATCGGGATCCATCCACTGTTCGCAGCGTTCCGGATTTTCAATGTGCTGGCGCTGGTCGTAGTGTCGAGCCAGGGCTGCCACGGTTCCGGTGCAGTCGGCGCAGTCGCTGCGTGTGACATCCCGAGGAGTAGATCGAATGCGGTGTTCAACTTCGCCACAGAATCGGCGAGCGTGTCACTGCTGATAACGGGTGAGTAAGACATTAGCCTTCGACCACCAGAACCAATTGTGACAATGTGACTACCTGATCCGCATTGCTAGGATTGAAGATCACGATCACCTGAATCTCCTTGAAGGTCGTGGCGACTTTGCGGGCGGTCAGTGGCCGCCAAGCGGACCACGATGCAATACTACTTGTTCGTGTACTAAACTGGATCGACACCGCTGTGTTCCACTGACTCGGATCAGCGTATCCGCTCCAGGTGTTCCCCACCGCTGTCGTACTCTGCCAGGATGAAGGAAACGATTCCCATGTGTAGTCCTCGAATTGAGCGTGGACGATTGCCCCGATTCGGTAGGTCGCCAGTGCCCCCGTGTCGAATGCTCCGGTCTGTAGTTTCGCCTGTGTCCCCGGCGTGGTTATCTCGTATGTCGTCTTCT